AATTACTCCGTTAAACTTTATAGTATTATTTAGTTGACTTTTTTAACTACGTATATTATAATAGTAAGTAATATATATTAAACCCACTAAAGGAACAAGTATGGCCAGAAAAGTAAATTATTTAAATAATAAGGACATCTTAAAAGAGATCCACAAGTCAAAAAGTACATTTTGCAGTTATATAAGCGACGAAGATGCTATGTTTGACATTATTTTAACTGATATTGATAAGATAAACATACGCACTATTGCAGAAGCAAAGCGTAATAAAGCAAAAAAGCAAAGTTCACTAGCATTTGAAACTAGAAAAGCGAATGGTGAAAAGGTAAAACAAGCAGATTGTGCTGTAGACTACCGAAAAATGGTTAAAGAAGAATTAATCTTTCGTATTATGACATTTGATCACATTCCAGAAGAGCCGGGACGTAAAAAGAACCCAAAGACCGTTGCTGATACAAAAACAAAACTTAATTTTCCTCCGTTTAAACATTATAAGTTTGATGCCGACGGCGAATTACAATGTGTAGGCAAAAGTCATTGGGAAGGTGGAATGCAAAACGGTAATTTTAGTAAGGCGCACGGAAAAGCAACCAATAAACTTGCTATGATGTGGTTAAAATTAGTAGACCGTTATGCAACTCGAGGCAATGTACGTGGTTACACATACAATGACGAAATGAAGGGTCAGGCAATACTACAGTTAGCACAAATTGGCTTACAATTTGACGAATCTAAGTCAGATAACCCATTTGCATACTATACTGCGGCTGTAACTAACTCATTTGTTCGTGTTATTAATTTAGAAAAACGTGCTCAGAACATACGTGATGATATTTTAGAAATGAACAATATGAATCCTAGTTATACAAGACAACATTCAGGTGAATGGGAAGCACAGCAAAAACGAGAAGCCGAAGCATTGGCTAAAAAATAACACTTGACAATATAAAGTTTTTAACGTATAATAATATAGAATACAGGAGAAATCACAAGTGTTTAAAAAAGCGGCTGTCTTTACTGACATTCATCTTGGGTTAAAAGGCAATAGTAAAGTTCACAATGATGACTGTGAACGTTTTGTAGATTGGTACATCGAACAAGCGAAAGCCAATGGGTGTGAAACCGGCATTTTTTGCGGTGACTGGCATCATAACAGAAATAGTCTTAACCTCACAACTATGGATGCAACAATTCGTTGTATGGAAAAATTAGGTAGTTCATTTGAAAAGTTTTACTTTTTTGATGGGAATCATGATTTGTATTATAAAGACAAACGTGATGTAAACTCAACAGCATTTGCTACTTATATTCCAGGTATTACATTTATTGATGAAATTTATCAAGAAGACGATGTAGCACTTGTTCCTTGGTTAGTTGGTGACGAATGGAAAAAAATTAAAAAAATTAAAAGTAAGTATATGTTTGGTCATTTTGAACTTCCTAGTTTTTATATGAATGCTATGGTACAGATGCCAGATCACGGTGAACTAAAAGCAGAACACTTTGAACATCAAGAATATGTATTCAGTGGTCACTTCCATAAAAGACAAAAACAAGGCAAAGTACATTACTTAGGTAATGCATTTCCGCACAACTATGCAGATGCATGGGACGATGCACGTGGCATGATGATACTTGATAGAGAAAATGACAAAGAACCAGTATATCTTAACTGGCCTGATTGTCCTAAGTATCGAACAACTACACTTAGTCAACTACTTGATCCTGATCAGGACATTATTAAAAGCAATATGTACCTACGTGTTACTATTGATGTTCCTATTAGTTATGAAGAAGCACAGTTTATCAAAGAAACATACATTACTCAATACAAGTGTAGAGAAATTACACTTATCCCGCAAAAACAAGTCGAAGAAATTTCAACAGACTTAGATATTTCAACCTTTGAAAGTGTTGACGAAATTGTATCAAAAGAGATTACTGCAATTGACTCAGATAACTTTAATAAAAAAATGCTATTGGACATCTATAACGAATTATGATACGTATTAAAGATCTAACCGTAAAAAACTTTATGAGTGTGGGCAATCAGACTCAGGCTGTTGACTTTAACAAGGATCAACTAACACTTGTGCTAGGTGAAAACTTAGATCAAGGTGGCGATGATAGCGGATCACGTAATGGTACTGGTAAAACTACTATTATTAACGCACTAAGTTATGCATTATACGGCACAGCATTAACAAATATTAAACGTAACAATTTAATTAATAAAACTAACAGCAAAGGCATGTTAGTTACGCTACATTTTGAAAAGGATAATGTAGATTATAGAATTGAAAGAGGTCGCAGTCCTAATATTCTTAAATTTTACATTAATAATCAAGAACAAGAGCAAATAGACGAATCACAAGGTGATAGTCGTAAAACACAAGAAGATATTAATCATTTATTAGGTATGAGTCACGATATGTTTAAGCATATTGTTGCATTAAACACTTATACTGAGCCGTTTCTTAGTATGCGACAAAATGATCAACGTGCTATTATTGAACAGTTACTAGGTATTACAATTCTTAGTGAAAAGGCTGATGCACTTAAAGATAAAGTAAAGCAGACCAAAGACACTATTGTAACTGAAACGTTAAAGATTGAAGCAATACAAACTGCTAATAGTAAAATTGAATCTACTATTAGTAACTTGCAAAGTACGCAACGTGCATGGCTTTCTAAGAAACAAACAGACACTAATAAACTAATTAATGCTATTGACGAACTAGAACATTTAGATATTGATGCGGAACTTGATAGTCATGAAAAACTGTCTAACTGGTCACAACACAATAATGCTATTATGGCTCTTAAAAAAGAATTAAGTACACTAGAACCTGCACTACAACGTGCTGACAAGTCTGTTGCAAAAGCAACTAAAGACATCGTAGATTTAGATGATGCAACGTGTTATACTTGCGGTCAAGAACTACATGCAGACAAAAAAGCAGAGATTGCAGAGCGTAAAACTAAAGAACTCGATGATGCTGTAGCGTATCAATCCGAGATTGATGTTAAAGTAAAAGACGTTATGGCGGCACTGGATCAAATTGGTGACATCAACGGCAAGCCTACTACATTTTATGAGAGTGCCAAAGAAGCATACGATCATAGACAGAACGTAGATAGTTTAAAAACTGCTCTTGAAAGTAAAAAGAACGAAGTTGATCCATATCAAACTCAAATTGACGAATTAAACAATAGTGCTATACAAGAAATTAATTGGTTACCTATTAATGAACTTACAAGTTTCAAAGAACATCAGGAATTTTTATTAAAACTACTAACAAACAAAGATAGTTTTATTCGTAAAAAGATTATCGATCAAAATTTAATGTATCTAAACAATAGACTTACTTATTATCTTGATAAGTTAGGATTACCCCATCAAGTTATATTCCAAAATGACCTAAATGTCGAAATTACACAATTAGGTCAAGACTTAGACTTTGATAACTTGTCACGTGGCGAACGTAATCGACTTATCTTAGGTATGAGTTTTGCATTCCGTGATGTTTGGGAAAGTTTATATCAAAATATTAACTTGTTATTCATTGATGAACTTATTGATAGTGGTATGGATACTGCTGGTGTTGAAGGCGCACTTGCTGTACTTAAAAAGATGGGTAGAGAGCGTCATAAAAACGTTTTCCTTATCTCACACAAGGACGAATTGATTGGAAGAGTTAATCACTTAATGAAAGTTGTAAAGGAAAACGGGTTTACATCTTATGAAAACGATATTGAGATTGTAGATTAATGGACGACGATATACACGATCAGTTAACTAAGGCATATCTTGAATATTTCAAACAAAATGAAAAATTTGAAGATCGATTGTCTTATAGAACACATAGGGCAAGTCGAAAATGTTTAAGAGAAATACGTAGATTAAGTAAATTGCGTATGGAAGAAATAAATGATAAATTTAAAACCAAAATAGAGGCAAAATAATATAGGCAACGGTAAGTACTTGATGCAATGGACATATCAAGGGAAAACAATAGACGAACTACCAGAAGGTTGTGAAGCATTTGTATACTTGATAACAAATAAAGTCAATGGCATGAAATACGTAGGCAAAAAACTAGCAAAATTTAAAGTAACAAAGAAACCACTTAAAGGCAAGAAAA